GGGTATTGCTGACCATTGCTTAAATCGCTTGCGGTAACAACGCTGTCTGTGTCTAAAATCTTCTTAGTAAACGTCTGTTTCCAAACTTCTGTAGAAGAAGCTGGTGTTAAGTGCGCAATACTATCTGAGTTGGAAATAACCTTACTGAAAGATTGCGTCCAAAGCTCAGTCATTGCTACCTGTTGGTTAACGTCTCCTCCAACACCAAGAACCTTCGTAGTTCTTCTTGTAATTTGTTCAGATGGGTCAAGAACAGAGAATGCATCTTCTATGGTCTTGAACAAGTTAACATATAAGCCGACGACGTCAGCCATATCGGCAATACTGAACGATGACGATATATCTTTGATGATAGAGAATGTATGTTCATCAGTCTGGCCAATTGTGTCATACAATGTAACACCAAGAGATTTAACAAGACTGTCAAGAGCAATACCAAGCCCAATGACGTTGTTAATAGAATACTCACCAAACATCGCCATACCAGATGGGTGAAGCATTGAACGAACCACTGATGCATATGATTGTAACTGTTCGTCAATTTTCAATACATATGCAAAGGCTTGATAGTAGTACGAGTCTTGGATGTACATAGAGTCATCCAAGAAGCCATCGTTAGTTTTGTAGTATCCTGGGTATTTAGCGACTGCGCCAAGAGATACGTTCAATAATGCTGGGTTACCAGCAACAGTGTCTTTAGCGTCAACGAAGAACTGACGAGCAACAGTACCAACATACGCACCGTCTGAAAACTCAGAATCCCAATAGTCACCCCAGTTAATATAACCACTCTCAGTGAAACCAGAAGTTTTATCTGAGTAAGTATATGAGTATTTGTTACCCATAATAACTTCACCAGATGCACCTGTACCAATATCTCCAGATTTAGCTACAATATTAACGAAAGCTGTTGTATAACCTTGACCAATACTATCAACAGTAACGCTAGTGACAACACCGTCACGAATTACTGCAGATGCAGCGGCACCAGAACCACCACCACCAGTAAATGTAATATTAGGTGCAGTTGTATATCCTGAACCGCCATTGATAATGTTCACTGCTACAACTTTGTTTGCATTCGCACCGACGCCAAGTTCAGCAAGAGCAACTACACCTGAACCACCAACTCCACCGCTAATGTTAACAATAGGAGCTGATTGATAATTAGAACCACCGTCAGAAACGTTAATTACAGTAACAACGCCATCTTCAACAGTTGCGTGTGCTGTTGCACCAGAACCATTACCACCTACAATAACGTCTGGAACTTGTTGATAGTTAAATCCACCAGATAATAAATTAACTGCACCAACAGTACCTTCATCAAGAGAGTATGTAATAGCGACGACGCTCTTGTTGAATTTCTTCTTTGAACTTACAGCAGAAGTAGGTAATACAGTAATTGAAAAGTCTGTGGTATATCCAAGAGCAAAACGAATGATGTCGATATTCTTTAAACCGCCATCTTCATATGTGTCTAATACCTTAAACCAAATTGGTGTACCGTCGCCAGATGCAACTTGGAAAACCTGTCCTGGTTTAAATCCAACACCTTTGTTTTGAATTTTAATTCTATTCGTACAAGATAAAATTTGACCTTCAAAAATAGAACCATATTTTACTGAATCTCCTGGAGAGATTTTACCATAAAAATTTCTATTCAAGAAAATCTCATAGATGCCGTCAGAAAACTTCTTAACGTTTTCAACGTTAGCTGTAATCTTGTTTGCAGCGTCAACCCCAGATACAACATCTAAGTTATAAATCTTTTTAGACGTTTGAATAACTACTGTTTTACCAATAATATTTTCAGCGACACCTTGGTCAACTCGCACGAATAAAGATAAGTCTTGAGTCCAACGACCATCAGATACACGAAGCATCTGACGTCCTGGATAATCCATATAAACGTCTTTACTGAATAGCAAACGGAATAGAAGTTTATACGATGCCTCTGATCCTTTTGCTAGATACTGGTCTTTAATATGTTTTAAAAGAAAACGTTCAGTATCTGAATTCGTAGAAACGATAGGGTAATTGTGAGCAAGTTCACCTTTAAAGTGTTTGATAAACTCTGTAAGGGTTGTATCAATATCTCTAATTTGTGTTAAGTCTACAGCTTGCTGGTCTAAGAACTCATAGTACGCTTCGACGAAAGCTACAAACGTTGGATACTGCGCTCTAACAAACTCTGGGAGCTGTTGAGCGACAATATCTGTCGACGTTACTCTGTTAATTATAGCCATATATTATAGAGATCTAATAGAAGTGAAGATATAGTTCTTACCAGCTTGGTTAGAACCAGCAGCAGTCATATCGTTAACAACGTTTACGTTCAAGTGTTTCTTGTCAATCTGAACGATCTGATTATACGCAGTAACAACGTCATATGATTCAGGCTTCAAGATAAATTCAAACGAAGCATCAGCCATAGAAGTGATGGTTAAGTTACGAACAATCAAAGTACCTGCGGAGTATGTAACATCGCCGATTTTTGGGTTTACAATAAATTTATTCTGGTTCGCATCAAAGTAGAATAGACGCAAGTTACCTTGGCCATCATCGTCAATGTAGTGAACGTTTGCAGAGTTTGGAATATAGAAACCAGTAGACAACACAGATTCGGCTGGAATCGTAGAGTTGAAGATTGGGTTAATCATATTCAACTTATATTCAGAAGACAAATTATAGCGTGGAGTAAATTCACGACGAACTAGAATTTTAGTTGTGTTGTTTACGATAGCTGGGTCAGAACCGTCAATGATACCAACTAATTGAGAATAACGGAAAACACCGTCAAACTTCTTAAGGTTTGTATCGTTGTAATCATAAATTGAGCTACGAATAATTGTTTCTAACTGGGCTGGAGTTTTATCAGAAATCTTAGCATTATAGTATGCTGTAATGTCAACTTGTACGTTGAAGTATTCTGGATCAACGAACTCAGGGGTAATAGAAACGATAGACTTAGGAGCAATAATGTTGTTCCTGATAAAGTCTTTTTGAGACTCAGTCAACTTATTAGTATCAGTTGGCTTGATACAAATAAAAGTCTTACCATAAACAGGAGGATCATTATCCTCACCACCCCAAACCACGATAGAGTCTGCTTGAGGGAAGTTTTTATAGATTAGTGACTTATAGTCTTCAGTTGTAACCGCACGGTTTTGCGCAGCGAATAAACGAGAAGAACCACCCAAAGCTGCTGTAGATGCAATAACTGTTAAACCAGAACCCAAAAGAGCAGTACCAGCATAAGAGAAAGTGTTAGCACCGTTAGGGGCATCTAGAGAAGAAACGAAATATTCAAATGTTAGGTAGTTGCCGTCCATTGGTTTAAAACCAACTACACCGTCACCGAAGTAAATTTCATAAACACCATCGTCTAATTCTTTAACGAAATATGACTTTGTGTTTGAATCTAATTCAGTCATTGACTCAGCTGGGGTGTAAACAATAAACGTGTCTGAAGTTGCAGTTTCACGAATCTTAACTTTTAGAGTTGAAAGGTCAACGTTAGCATTCGGAATAATATACTTCTGTCCTGGTTGAATATAGTAGCTGTATGTTAAAGGAATACCTTCAATTAATTCAACGTTCGTAAATGTATAGAATCCACCAGCCGCAACAGTAGTAACGTCAGAGGTGTTATAGAATGTATAAGATACACCATCAATAGAAGTCAAGAACGGTTGACCAGCAGGTAAAGTAACAACGTCTGGGTTATATGTTGGAGCCGTAATTGTTGCATTAACATAAGACTTTGCGCATCGAGCGGAGTTAGGAATATAACCTAACATCTTAGCTAGAGAAACAACCGACGCACGTTTACTTGCTGAGTCAAGGAACATTTCGTTGACGGCAAGGTTTGTGTAGATCGCATTGTAGTGCGTGTTATACGCTAAAACGTCTAATAGGATAGAGAAAGAAGAACCTTCAAAATCGTAGTCTTGGAAGGTGTCTTGACCTTTCAAGAAATCTTTTAGGTTTGATTTAATTTCATCAAAATCCAGCGAGTTGACTTTAATTCTTTTGTTGTTTATTGACATTTATCGTGTTCTCTCTAGTATGAAATCTAGACTTAAAGGTTTTTCGGTGTTGACGATTTTGAAGATCAGATTAATATAAATCGAATTAGTATCGTCTGCAGCGATAACCTCAATATCAAGAAGTTCAATTCTTGGTTCAAAGTTACCAATTAAATCAATAATTGATCTTCTAACCATCAATGCCGTCATTGGCGTAAGAGGCTCAAATAGTAATTCTTCTATTGGACTGCCAATTTCGCTGTGAAATGGTTTCTCATAATGCCTTAGAA